CAATAGTGACGATACAGAGCCTGTAGTAAGGATGTCCAGAAGTGAAGACGGGCACACTTTTGGCGATGAGAGAACTAGAAAAGTAGGTAAGCGTGGCAGATATCAAGTTAGACAAATTTGGTACAGAAACGGCAGAGCAGAGCGTTTTGAAACCTTCAAGTTTGTATTCAGCGGTAAGACCAAGAAAGTCTTTATTAAGCTGGAAGCGGATATCAGGCAGGGCTCACGATGATTAACCAATTAAACGCTGCCAACCCTATTACTGACGACCAGGGCCGAATGACGCAGATCATGCGGGCATTTACTACACAAGTAACGAAGTCAGGGTTACTTATCGGAACAGGCAGTCCTGAAGGTGTCGTAACAGCCGATCAGGGCAGAGAGTACATGGATGATGCAGGTGTAGCTGGAGCTATTAAATACATTAAGCGTGACCCAGATGACGGGGCGGGCGATGCAACAAAAGGGTGGATATTAGTCTAATGGGTATTTTATCAGGAATAATGGACACTATATTCGGTGATGAGGGCAGAGGCGGCCAACAGGCTCAGCAGAAGGAAAATGCCGCTAATCGCGAATTCATTAGACAGGCTACCGATGTGGCAAGGGAGGACGTTAATCGATTATTCCCAGAAGCGGCACAGTCTCGACTACAAGGTTTCCAGGGAGCTCAAGATATCTTTGCTAGTTCGGTGCCTCAACAACTCAATGCGTTCCAGCAGGGAAACCTGCAAGCCCAGACGACCGCTGGTCTAGCTCCACAACAAATACAGAATGCCCTATTAGGATTACCTGTGGACTTTGGGTTTTTACAGCCACAAGAACAGTTTCAGCCTGATTTCAGCTTCTTGAATCAACCGTTGCAGCCTAGCATTGCGGGCACTACTGGTCCTGCATTCAATCCTGCTGCTGGTCAGTTCAATCCTACGGGTGGCGCTACTCCGGTCCCCGGTCTGCCTCCCATTGCTATAGGCGGTGAGAGTGGCGGCGTTAATTTAAGCCAAGCGGGAAATCCATTCGCTCAACAATTTGATATAAATCAACTTTTTAAAGGTGGGTTCTAATGCCACACGTAGCAGGACATTTACAACAGCCACCACTAGGTTTTGGGCAGCAGTTACAGCCTCAGCCGGTAGGTCAGCCCCAATCATTGCTGCAAGCCCAACAAGGATTCCAGCAGCCACTACCGCCTGGCGTACCGCAAACCGGGCTGATAGGCTCAGAACAAGCCCTGCAAGGTGGGTTACAAGGTCAGCTAGGCACATTGGATAGATTCGGCCAAGCCGGATTTGGTGCTTTGCAAGGCGCTCAGAATCAGTCTAACCAGCTATTTAACCAAGCCAGAGGCGACATATCGGGGTCATTTGGTCAAGGCCAGCAAGCGTTACAACAAGCTCAGCAGCAGGGTTTGGGTGCCATCAATCAAGCGATAGGCCAAGGCGTACAACCATTACAGGGCTTTGCTCAAGGCGGTCAGGGCGCGTTTGATATACAGAACGCCTTAGCAGGTGGATTAGGCCCAGAAGCTCAACAGCAAGCACTAGCGAACCTTCAGCCTGTTAATCAATTCTTACAGGATCAAGGACAGAGACAAATAGCCTCATCCGTTGGCCGACGTGGATTTAGCGGTGACACCATACGCGAAGCTGCAAGATTCGGACAAGGCTTGGCAAGTCAGAGTCTGGGTGATCAATTTGGCCGGTTGGCTCAAACGTCAGGCCAAGGACTGCAAGCATCAGGACAGATAGGACAGCTAAGAGGCCAGCAAGCAGCGTTATCGTCTAGTTTGATAGGTAACTTGGGCCAAGCACAGGGCAGCTTATTCGGACAACAGGGACAGACTTTAGGCAATCTTGGACAGAATCAGGCAGGGCAGGCGTTTAACTTCGGGCAGGCCGGGAGCAACCTATTAAACAATCTTGGCATTAATCAATCTAATGCAATAGGCGGCACAGCAGGTCAAGTGGCTAGAGGTCGTGAAGGCTTCGGTATTAACCTGGGCAATGCTTTAGGGCAGGGCGCAAGCAACTTGCAAAACCTACAGCAACAAGGTGGTGCAGGCTTAAGTGATATCTTAGGTGGAGCTGGCATTAATGCAGCTAACCTGCAGACTGGATTCGGTAACTTAAGCGCTACGGATCAACAGCAACTGGCTACGATTCTATCTAACTTATCAATAGGTCAGGGCTCACAACTTGCAAGCCAGCCATCAGCGGCAGGATTTTTACAGCCATCAGCAGGGGCGCTGTCTCAAGCTGCTTCGGTAGCGGGCGCGGTTAGTGGATTTGGAGGATTTTAGAGTATGCCATTAATATCAGATGAGCTAGCACAAAGATTAGGCGGGTTTGCTGCGGGCGTACAGGGCACCTTGCCGCAGTTCCGGCAGCAACAACTACAGGCTCAACAGGTCAAACAGACGCAGCAAGCAGGCGCTCGTAAAACATTAATACGTGGTATGGGCGCTGCTCACTCGCTTATCAAGGGCGGCAACCTGCAAGACGCCATCCAAGTATTGTCAGAGATTAACGATCCCAACGCGCAGCAGTTTGTACAGGAGCTTACCAATCCTGAAACATTCCAAGAGGCTTTGGGTGATTTGAATGGCTTTGTGCTTAGAGCGCAGGCTACGGGTGATTTAACTACTCCTGATGCACCCAAACAGCAGATAGTTGATGGGCAAGTAGTCACTTTCGGAGACAAGCCGACAGCTACACCAATAGAGGGATTTCAAGCTGCTGAAGGACAAGGGGGCGCTGAGCAGCAATTTTTTGAAAGCCTAATAGAAGGACTGCCCAAGAAGGAGCAAAAGAAGGCGATTGCTATCAAGCTAGGTCTTAAGGGTCGCGCAGTTAGTAATGCCGTTTTATCTGCTATTGCAAGCGGCGATATAGGCAATCTTTCTGACGCAAAAGCCCAAATAAGACAAGCTGAAAAGTTTGCTGAACTTACAGGCGTATCAAGGGCGAAAGCTATTGACAAGGGTGTAGATAGGATTTTAAAGATAGACTCGGGAATTAAGAACATTGACAGAGCTATTGTGGCTGTTCGTGCCGGTGCCGGTGTTGGTGCTATTGAGAAAAACTTTCCGTCACTTAAGGCGGCTAGTGTTGAGCTTGATAACATCCAGAAGTCGATGGCACTTGATGTCATTGGCGCTGTAACTTTTGGTGCTTTGTCTAAAGGGGAGCTTGACCTTGCTAAAGAAGTGGCCCTGCCCACAGGTCTTAACTCGGATGAATTAATACAGCATTTACAGAATAGGAAAGCGGCACAAGAAAAGCTTAGAGCTTACTTTAACGAGCAGATACAATTCTTGGATAAAGGCGGTACTGTTGCAGGATTTCTTAGACAGAAAGAAAGAGAGCAGGGGCAGCCACCGACTGATCAGCAAGCAGGACAGCAACGTAATGTAACGGTAGATTTTTAATGCCTTATTCTATAACCACACAAGACGGTATAACGATACAGAATATACCTGATGATATAGACCCTCAATCTGATGTATTGCGTCAGAAAGTGGCGGCTATTCGAGGAGGCCAAGATGTTCCAGTTAGTGATGTTCCTGCTAGTGATGCTAGTCCTGATCTATCCACAGCTGACAGAGTGCTCGGAGGATTAGAGGCCGCAGGAACGATAGTGTCTGGCGCTTTAGCTCAACCAATTGCTGGTTTAGCCGGTATCGGCGCAGGCATCCTTCCAGGCGGGCAAACAGGCGCAGAAGCGGTAGCAAGTACGCAAGAAGCATTAACCTTTCAGCCTAGAACGCAAGCCGGGCAGGAGTCATTGCAAGCGGTAGGTGAAACACTAGCCCCAATAGGCGAAGCTATAAGCTCTGTAGAGCAAGGATTAGGCGAGGCCACCCTAGAGGCTACAGGAAGCCCGCTATTGGCCACAGCTGCAGCAACTGCCCCTACAGCACTACTAGAATTAATCGGCTTTAAAGGTGCCGGTACGCTGGCGAAAACGACTAAACGTGTAGCTCCAAGCGTTAGGGAAATAAACAAGGCGATTAAGAAAGCCACTCCCAGCTCAGATACATTAAAGGCAGCTTCTCGGACTTTGTACAACGAGCTTGATAGCTCCGGTGTAAGAATGAAGCCTCAAGTATTCGAGGGTATGGTTAACAAGATTCGCAAGTCTACCAAAAAAGCAGGGCTTGATCCCAGGACTACACCAAAAGCAGCGGGCGCACTGGAGGCTATGCAAGATGTAGTTGGCACAGCCCCAACATTGACAGAAATTGATACGCTTAGGAAAATAGCCCAGGCTGCTGCAAAGAACATCGACGCTACAGAGAAAGCATTAGGCGTTCAGATTATTAACGGCATTGATGATTTCTTAGACAGAGTATCTCCCAAGGGATTAAGCAAGGGCACTGTAGAAGCGGCAGAGGTCGGCGCAAAGTATAAAGCAGCCCGTCAATTATGGGGCAGGGCCACTAAGTCAGAGAAGCTGCAAGATGTATTCGAGATAGCCAAACAGCAGGCGAGCGGCCAAGAAAACGGTATAAGGATTGGGCTAAACAAGATATTAAACAGTAAGAAGCAATCAAGATTCTTTACCGAAGCCGAAAAGGTAGCCATGCGCGATGTGGTAAAAGGCAATACGGCGCAAAACTTTTCTAAATTAGTCGGACGGTTTGGGTTCTCTGAAGGCAGAGCTACAAACATTATTGGTGGATCACTTGGAGCTGGCGCAGGATTGGCTGCCACAGGTGGATCATTGAGTGGGGCAGTAGCTGCAACTACCATAGGGCAGGTTGCTAGAAAGATATCTCAGGTGCTTACTAAAAACAGAGCACAGTTTGTTGATGATATAGTAAGGGCTGGGCCAAACGCTAAACAGGTGACTAAAGCCTATCTATCAGCAGTGCCAAAGGCTAAACGAAGCGCCAGTGAATTAGCTGACTTGTTTGATCCATCGGCAGATTTAACTAAATTAACCGCTAGTTCTAACAAGCTAGTAAAAGAAGCGGCACAGATAGCAGAAGGGCGTAGAAGTTTAGGCGCATTATTCGGCGTAGTGGCTGCACCAGAATTAGCAGGAGAACAGTAAATGACTCGATTCATTAATCCGGTGCCCCAATTCGGAGACGATGCGGGCCAACCGCTGCCAGAAGGTAAGCTGTATTTCTTCGAGAGTGGTAGCGCAACACTCAAGGACATATTTAACGATGTCAATCGGAGCATTCCGCAGGCTAACCCGGTTATATTAACTGGAGCCGGAAGAGTACCGAATATATTCTATGATGGCTCGGCCAGGGTAAAGCTGACTGACTCCGATGATGTCCAGATATGGGACCGTGATCCTGTCGGGGGTGAAAGTGGCGAGGGTCAATTCTCAGACTGGAATAGTCTCACTATTTTCGACACCTCAGACATCGTGCGTGAAGACGGCTTATTTTATATCTCTCTCACAGACAATAATCAGGGAAACTCGCCCTCTGCATCGCCTATAAACTGGTCACAAATCAAATTCATAGGCGCGTATAATACCAATGAGACTTATTCAATTGGCGATATAGCACAAGGGTCTGACAACTTATTGTATTCCTCAAAGACTAATGGGAATTTGAACAACAATCCGACTACAGATACCACTAATTGGAAGCCTGCAAGCAATAACGCAGACACTTCAGGCCCAGCACTTTCATTCTTCTTAGGGACAGGCTAATGGCATCACCTAAAGTATTTGGCAGAATAGCACTGTCAGCAGCAACGGCAGCGGATGTATTTGCTTCTCCGACAGGGGGTGCAGTATTTACATTACGCATAGTCAACAACAACGCAGCTACAGCAACCGTCAAGGCGTCTATATCGGACACCACAGCAACGATACAGGCAGTGGGTGACCTCATTGCATCAGGCAAGCAGACTATCGCGTCAGGCGGCTTTATCGAGCTTACAGGACTTGCGATAGAATCAGGCTTCTTTATGGTGGTTGAGTCAGATGTAGTAACTGTGAACGCTATAGCTTATGGAATGGAGAATGACTGATGGGCACTAATATTTTTCCTATTTCTACCGGTGGTGGCCTTGTAATGCAGGGTATAACCGCTTTAGCGGTGGCAGACGTAAACATGAAGGATACGGCGGGTTCTATTACTTCCGCTGATTTGGCAGGGTTTTGGACAGCCATTGATGTCACGCATACTCCTTTAGGCTGGGAGAGCGTTAAGTTAGCAGCGGCGGCAGACACAACAGAGCAGACTATTGTTGATACTACTGGAGAAGGAGTTTTGACGCATGTATTAGCTCCAGAACTCGGCAGTAACGGAACAATGACCATCAGGGTAACAAGGGATGGAGAAGTATTGACATTTATCTCTGAAACTATAGGTAATAGTGCGCGGTTTATGATCGGTGATTTCAGGGGGTATTTGGCAAATAGTGGTTCGGGAGGTGTTGGGGTTGGGGCTGTCACCGATGATGGATATGCAATAGCATCTCAATCGGCATTAATGACTACTCCTATACAGGCGATTACAAGCTCGAATAATGGAATTAAATTCACCAACACTTTAAAAGTAACTATTCAGGGTTCTGTGAATATAACTGCTGTAGCTGATCGGCTAAACGCAGCAGCCTGCTATACCTTAGCCTTACCGGAGGGCTTATAAATGATTATTGCATGGGATAAAGTCACAGATACCGCCGTTATTCCTGAGAGATTCCCTAATGATGGTGAGTGGGCTAGATTTACAGAGGACGGAAGGGTTACCAAGAAGACATATTTTACCCCACCTACCCCCGTATCAATGAAGAATGTCTACACTGGACCTCAATTCTGGAAAGCTTTAGAAAACTCAGAACAGGTCTTGATGATTAACAAAGCTAGAGCAACAGACAATGCTGGTGCTATATTTGAAAGCATTAAGCTAAACGGCTTAGACTTCAATGATGCTGATGATATGGCTATAGGTGATCAAATGGTTAATGCTGGGATACTCACTCAAACACGACTGGATGCGCTGGCGGGGTAATTATGAAGAAGTTAATCGCTATAACTCTAATTCTATTGTCATCTATATCAATGGCTGATACTGAGCTGAGAATCGATATATCTACGTATGAGCCCAATCAACTTAACAGGCACAATACTTATCGTGATTCAGGAATAGTAGAATTAATGTCTGGAACAGTTAAATTTGCTCTCGGGTTCTGGCCTACGCACCATAACGACAAAGAAGCGCCTTATCTGGCTTTGATTTCATGGACACCTGGAGGGTGGATTGTTGCCGGAATACTGCCTCCTATTTGGGATAATGATTTAACCATGGACATGGGTTCTGAGAGCGAGGATTTAAGGAATTACGCATGGTTTATAGGCAATCAATTAACACCAAAAATGGTTGCTTACCTACTGACGCTAGGGATGTTGGACGCTGGGGTTAATTTAGAAAACTGGCAAAAAGTCAGGTTAATGCTTAACTCTTCACAGATAGTTGATAGTGAAATAGTGGTCCCTTATCAATAAGATAATTTGCGGTGATCCATGAAATACAGAAAGGGCTATAAGTATCAATTAATCGAAGGGGTTAGCTTTGAAACGAGCTTTCGGCCGTAATTACAGCGGCCTTACGGATCCGTGATTAGGATGATATCCATGCTCATTCTCGGCTTTGTTTCTTGCTGATATAGCATCTTCCAGTCTTGCGAACTGCCCTAAATTTATTCTTACCCCGTTGAAGGATATACGCGCTCGCCATTTACCCGTGTCCTTTCTAAATGCAACATCACTTGCTCCTGATTTGTTAGTGTGCTGGATCCTTCTATTCCTCGAGTTATCACCCGCTGTTACATTTCTTATATTGGCTATCCTGTTATCTGTTCCGCAGCCGTTAATATGGTCTATTTGCATAGACGGCCAGTCACCATTAACTATAAAGAATACTATCCTATGAGCTGCATGTAGAGTTTTCTCGAGCTTTATAAAAATGTATTCTTTCTTGCTGCGGCAGGTTTTCTTGTTTCCAGCCTCTATTCCTGCGTACCTTGTGTTCCATCGTTTTCTTTCTTGGCTGCTCGAGAAATGGCTTAAAGGTCTGGTTTTCCATATTAAGGATCCAGTATTAGGGTTGTATGTAAAACATTCTTTTAAATATTGCTGAGTAAGCATAATAGATTCCTTGTCAAAGGTAGTCGAGGATTAAGCGCCTTATGAGTGACTAGCTCACTTTTCGGGTTCGATGCCCTAGGCGCAGCCATATACTAACATAATCCTTTCAGCGTGTTACAATTAAAGCATGAAATTTCTCACCGCATTAAAAACAGAGTCAATCCCCGGCAGGGATGAATGGTTGCTACTTGAGGACTTGGTGTATTTCTCGGCTACCGGACGGAAGTTCCGGGTGCCAAAAGGCAATCTCACTGATTTCTTTAGTATTCCTGGCGTTCTTCGTAGCTTCCTGTTTCGTGCCAGAAAGTATGCAGAGGCCGCTGTTATGCACGATGGGGGGTATAGAGGCGTACTCGAAGAGGAAATATTGCCGGGAACATGGGAGAAGGCAATATTGACCAGAAAGGATATTGACGAGCTTTTAGAGGAATGTGCCGATAGCTTGGGCGCGCCTACATCTTTGCAGAAGGCTTTATATTGGGGCGTTCGTATCGGTGGACGCTGGAGCTTTAAGGGATGATCATCAACCAGTTCCGCACCTATTACCCAGATTACACCGAAAGTGAGCTATTCATTGACGGAGGGTATAGGTTTTGTTGGGTGCTCGAAGACATTGGCAGGCCGCCTGGCGTAAAGCTCCCCGGTGAAACGTGTATCCCCGAGGGTCACTATAAGGCCATAATCAGCCGTAGCGCCACATTCAACAAGATGATGATCTTGCTATACAATCAAACTGATATGTCTGTAGAGCGATACGGTGTGCGTTTTACGGGTATTCGTGCCCACGGTGGGACTAACACAGAACATACAGCAGGATGCCCATTACTTAACTACAACAATTATGGTAATGGTAAAATGAGCCGCAGAGCAAGTGATGATGTCTGTGGTATGATAAAGGTCGCTATTGATAGCGGTGAATCCGTAGATTGGATTATAACTGAAAAGGCGGTAGTGTAATGGCTAAAAAGAAAGCAACTAATAAGGCTGGAACAGTAAGGCATCCACCTTCGCCAAAGAAGAAAAAGAGAAAGGTATGATATTAAGCCTGCTGTTATTCTTTATGTTCGTTGCTGCGCTGTATAAGTTAAGCCCGGTGGGGTTTATATATGCATCCCTGATCTATCTGCATAGTCAATATTTCGGCCATCTTGCCGACAGCATTGAAACCTACCAGGTCTACACCCTATGGGCTAGTGCATTTACCATAGCCGGTTTGGTCATGTGTTATTACTTCAGGCAAAATGTCAATGACAGCATAGCGTTTTGGTTATATAATATAGGTCTATTAACATTGCTTATTAATATTATTACCATCTATATGGCTGCTAATTCACTCAATATGGACTCGTTAATGCCCGCTTTTATTGCTGTCAATGTTGTTAGCGTCATGGCTATACTACATGGAGACAGCGGTGGAATACGACTCCCTAATGTGCATTATTTCATTAATCGTAATCCTCGTGCGAGGGATAGACGTAGCGCTGGACTGGTACGCGGAGAAAAGCCGTGATCGATCACATCAAACAGAAGGTGATGGAGAGTCATGTCGTACAAGACGCATTACCGGGTGTTGTGGGTGCAGGCATGACAGCAACGGGCACTGCGGGCTTGGCAGGAAAAATTGACCTGGCTAGTGATATTATGTCTCTTTGTCTTGCTGCGGTTGGTATCGTAATCGGAATAGCAACCGCAGTTAATATGATCTATAAAGCTAAACAGAATAAGTTTAACTTCGAGCAATCCGTTAAGTATGATGGTGAGGATCGCAGAGCTTGAGCGTCAACAATCCTCGGTTGGCTCGACATCAAAAACATGAATAAACAGCTCCCTTAATTCTCCATAAGCGTTTTCTTCGGTAGCTATCTCATACTCGTGACCCTCTAGAAAATCAGCCAGTTTTTTGTAGCATTTAATGCTCATTTCTAAATTTACTTTTGCTGCCATATCAATCTCCATGTTTATTGTGGTGTTGAGTAAAGTGTTATGATTCTTTCCGCGCTTTAACGTAACTATCTCTAATGGCTATGGCATCTTCAAGGGCATTATGCAGCACTGCAGAATCATCGTTACCGCAGGCCCGATCTACAACAAAAACCATCTTGTCTGGGCCTATGCGCTCGCCCGGCCCAGTTATCACCTCACGGCAGAAATGTTCTATATCTTCAGGCCAGTCAGCAATAACCTCAATTTCATCAAACTTACTCAGGTAAGCATTGAGCTTGTTAGTAAAGGCCAGTCTGCTTATAGGGTTTTTATTCAAGACAGGCATTACATTTTTTTCAACCCACTCATGCGGATTTGCACAGTGCAGCACTTCATAAAATGGCGATCCACTTTCTGGCACGAGTGCCATTGATATAAGTGATCCTTTGTAAGAGTTCCATTCACCATCAATAAATAATTTCATCACAATTCCTCTCTATTGTTCAACAAATACACCATCTCTTCATGCCAGTCATTCTCGACAATCCATCTAGCAATATCAGCTATTGTGCCACGCTCATCTATTAGGTAGCCCTCTATCTGCTGACCGTTAATACATTCCATGCTGATATAATCTATGCTGTGCTTAATTTCACTCATCACATACCCTCACATTTAAGTTTAACATCATCCCCATTAATACTAATGACCTTGCAGGATACTATCGTGGCTTTAGTCGTTAGCTCTGGCGCAAGCATCTCTTCGCCTTTTAGATGCTTGACAAAGACCGGACCCACTCCAAACAATCCAAACAGAAAGCAAAATATATATATAATTGTCCAGCCTTTCATATCAATCTCCTTACCTATAGTGGGCTATCCAGCATTAAATGAGGACAGAATAACGCCTCTTTCTTTTTTGGTTTTACCCAAATATTCCACATCTATACAATCAATGCTGGAGAAATTAACCCATGACCCCTCGTCGTTTTGGTACTCGCCGCCAATATTACTTCCGCCAGAGTAAGTGCCCATCCATTTCCCGTCTTTAACGTGTGTAACAAAGCTGGAAGGGTGTATCTTTCTGGCGTCTTCAGGCGACGTTGCGGCAACCACAGCACAATCATAGGTATCGTAACCATCGTTGCTGTCTTGTGATATTAAATATAAGTTCATACATCCTCCAGTAATTTAATCTTAGCCTTGTAGTAATCTTCAATCGCTTTGTAATCCTGGGCTGTACGTTTCATCGTGCCACCCTTCATTGATTTCAGCCTATCAACCCGCTCATTGCCAATCTTTAGCCGTAAATTGCCTTCGTAGTCGTCGCTGTCACCCCCTTTGTATTGATTACAATAGACCGATTGCGCGTGAATATTGTCTTCGTCGTATCGAATCAAAGGGTTATTGCCTGATTCTAGCCAGTGCCCGGCGTCATATTTCGGCCCTAGTGGGCGATTACAGCAGATACATTTGTTTCCTAGGTCTCTGAGCCTAATATACTTGTGACAGGCGGCTTTAGCCTCCCTCTTGCGCGTCTTGGTATCATTGGCGTAGAAGTCTCTCTTGCGAGCAGCATCTGCCTTCTTCGCTGCTGAGTGCGCCTTCTTTGCGCTCTTAGCCTGTTTCTGGTTCGCATGGATGATTGCACACTTAACTCCACATACTGGTTGAATCGTAGTATATGTACGATTAAAGGGCTCCTTGCATATTCGGCATTTGGGCTGCTTAGGCATTATCGGTTCCGCGCGGGTCAGTCCACTCGATGCCGTGCTGATTTTTACTGATTCGGATAAACTCTACTTCGTCATCCTTAAAGCTGCCACAGCCATTCCCGTTGGGCCATATACCCATCTCAATGCGACCATCAAACCCTTTCACATCATGGCACATTTTTAGTCGCCATCTTTTTGCGTCTGTCTGATAGGGCACCCACTGAAATATGTAGAACGCATACGGGCTATTGCCGCTAATCAGTTTTTGGAAAACATCTCGCGGGTAGTCGACATCGCTTTCTGGTATTAATAAGTCACTCATCACATTATTCCCTCTTATAGCTGTCTATTCAGGTTTATCGGGTAGTGAAGGTAGCGGCATCCAGTAAGTAAACATTCGGGGACCGTCTTTCTTTCCAAGTTCGTTCATATTATTACTGTTTAAGTTCATGTAATAATTGTCGCTATCCCATACATACCACTCAACTCCGTCTACATCTTCGCCATCAGTCCATGCTGCCAAAAAATCTCCCTTGGTAGGATGTGGTTCGTCATCTACGCTTATCCACTCCGGTGCTGTACGGGTGTTCCATTCGGCTATACTTATGTCCGGTCTAGACTCCATGACATCACAGACATGAATTACTGTCCCCCGAAACCAGTCAGATGGCTTTTCACCGCAAAATGGGCACGGTTTAGGCTCTGGTGTATTGGTCATAATGTTCTCCTTCTTTGTAGAGTTAGGGGCTATGAATACCGTTGATCTAATCCAATAAACTCAAAGATATCATCACCGCTTCTTAGCTCTACCCTCACTTTAGCGTAGAGAAGGACATCAGGTGATTTAATCTGGTCATACATGCCGGACTTTTCGTTGAGCTTATAATCAGTGTTTTTGAAAGGCTCTGTCATTCGTATAAGCCCATCATTATTAATCGTGTTATTTTTAATCTGAATCTTTGTTTGATCGTATTCACCGCCAACTAGATATGCCAGTTTATCTTTCATATCGTTCTCCTTAATTTAAAGTGTCAAACCCCTACAGAGCGTTTGTGCAGGGAATTACCCAACAATCACTACGCTTCGGGTAAAATTGAAGCTTGCAGTAACTCCTGCCAGTTCGGGGTAAATTTCAATAATAGCCCTCCACGCCTTATCTCTCTCCTGATTCCCGCGCTTTGCATAATATGCGGCGCGCTTCCATGTGAAACAGTTTTTTATTGCTGAGTCCCTGCAGTCGTAATAACTGCGCATATCCTCAAACATCTCAACTATCTCTTCAGAAACTTCGTATTCTTTTTTGTCTTCCATGTCCTTCTCCTAATTAACAGTGACAAGTACCCCATTATGAGTTCAGGCCTTGTCCGTTTTCAGTGTGCCAAGCTTTGTGACACTTGCGGCATAACCAGCGAACTACGAGCGGAAAAGCATAATCATCGTGGTGGCCATCTATCGTGCCGGTGCTACTGCACTCCTCACAATTATCTGACCTGATTAAACGGCCGCTAAATATCTCAGTGTTAACTGCGTTTTGTGTCTTGGTCTTGGCTTTGCTTTTTAATCGGTATTTCACTGCTTGATTAGCTAGAGACAGTTTTCCGGCGTCGGTCTTCCGATATTTGATTTTGCTTCTCTTGGCATTCTCGCTCCTTGCATATTCACTATTGCATTCCTTGCAATCATATTGCCGCTTGTCCGGCACGCTGGGGCCTTTATGAAACTCAGATAATAATTTAGTGCTTTTACATTTGCAGCATTTCTTAGTAGAATTCGGTTCAGACATTGGAGCCTCTCAATAGGTTTCAATTTTTAGGATGGGTCCAGTTGACGCTGGGCTTGTCTGAATTATACCACATTATCATCATACATACCGTTAAACCTGCTCGGAAACTCTACCGATACGCCAAACTTAGCCGATGTATGCCGATTCAGCACCTCATAAACCTGACTAACCTCATTCGTATCAAGTGACGCAGTAGACTCCTTGTCAAACATAGCCTTCTGGATTGGCCGCCAAAGCCAGTGCTTGGCCGTGTCGGGATTCCAGGGTATCTCTGCTTGCTTACTAAGGGTTCGCTTCATATCCCATCCAGCCGCATTGAGAGCATCTGAGAGCAATGCACAGAATTTGTGCAAAGCTCGATTCTGCAAAGTAGTCCGGTGTGACTTATCGCTTTTCATGTCGGCCACAATCGTCGTCTTGTCGCCTATCGCCTTTACATCGTCGGAGTCCATTGGCGAATATATGCGCAGACCGTTCTTTTCTCCGACATCTACCAGAACTATTCTGCTCACCGTGAAGTCCACCCTCTCTTAAGCTCTTCCAGTGTATGTATAATCGTGCCAACTTTCTCTATTTTTCCTCCCCTGGCTATAAACTCCCGGGTTAATTGATCTATCTCAATATGCTCCTCGGCGGTTTGGCGCACAACTGCGGCGGGTATGGCTCTGTCCTTAACGTCTTGTTTGTTCATGGCTAGTACCTTTCTCTCGCGCATTTTTGTAGAAATTCTACCTGTTCTTTTAGGTCGTTATTCTCCTTCACCAAGTCCTGATTTAAATCAACGATAATTTCATCCCTGAATTCACGGTATATGGCCTGACGAATTTCCTTGAATTCATGCTCGCCTTGTATTTTACGATTGCCGTAATCCTTGAATCCATCCATTATGTGATTGCGGTAATTTGTCCATGAGTCGCTTTCAATGTGCTCTACGACATCGCAGTAAAGATCACCAATAGCATTCTCAGCAGCCTTAACCAGTTCTGTTTTAAAATTATCAATCAGCGCCTGAGCTTCTTTCTTGCCATCTTCTGGAAGCTCTGGGTATAGCGGAAAGTCGTTGTTCATCATCATTCTCCTAAAAGGCCCGCTATGGTAGCCGGGCAAGCACCTGGTTATGTAAGGCTTATTAGCATCAGCTTAAGATCGGCCGCAAATTGAAAGCATGCATGCTCAATCTCTTTGATATACTCCTCGTCGCGTTCAACCCTCACGCAGAAATAACTTGATTCGCCGTCAATGCGCGGATCGAAGGAAACGAAGTCGGTCCACTGCCTACCTGATACCCATAATTGGCCTTGTACTTGCGCCCTGTGTCCGCTAGGCATTTTGCCAGAAAGGAATGTTTCTATCTGCGTTGTCGTTTTAGGGCATTTGATTTCAACCATTCCATCATCGCCGATCAAGCCATCAGGACTACAACCTATCTTATTTGGCTCATCCAGCTTGATAAATGACACTTCGTCTACAGTATTTCCTGAATCAAGCTCGTACATGGCCCTAGCTTGCGGCTCAGTGAGCGTTCCCCACTCCATGTACTCATTGCTATAGGTTTCTACCCGTTCGCCTGTAAGGGCTTCTGCTGCGAGCTGGTACATATAGGACTTACGTGTCTTTCCTTGTCCTTTCGCCAAAACATCCTTGAATTTACTGGCCGTTATCCATCCAAATCGAAGAGCAAGCCACTCATCACTGCCCTGCGGTATATCTTTGATTATTTCCATTTTAAGATTCCTCACATCGTTTTATGGCTTCATCGAACTTACTGGCAGGCAATGATCCAAGCCCTGCTATTTTATAGGCCGCCGATAGCTTTGATCCGAGTTTTGACCAATTCTTACCGTCTTCTGTTAAGCAGTATTTAGCCAGCCGACCGTATTGATCCTTATCAATTAGGTTCTGCTTGTCCATCTTTTCAGACCTGCTTTCGTCATCTTCTCCGGTTTCAAGCCCAAACCCTTTAACGAGCATCAGCTTCATTGCGTAGGTGTGCGCCTTTCCTGGCCCTTTGTCGCCGCCATCCATCCCTTGAGCGTAGACGGTATGGGTTACTATTTCTTCAGGCTTGTCCATATTAACGAGGTCCATTTCGTACTTGCCCTGATAGATTTTCTGATTCTTTCCTTCAAGGCCGCCAATACACTCCATTTCCGTCTGCCTTACCACCATGACAACACCGTGATTAATAAGGTGTTCGCGCAGCATTGCAATAACTTCGTCGTACTTGACGCCTTTGCCTTGCTGGGCTTGCTGCTTCTGCAAGTACTCGCAATCTTTCATGACTGCGTTGATTCTCTGGTAAATATTCATTTTACTCTCCATCTTTCATCTCTCCCCATGATTGAGCCTTTCTTGCTAGCTCTTGCGCTTTGAATAAACTTGCGTCGATTGCCTCTTGCCGCTGATTATTAACATAGAAGCGCACCAGCCACATCTGTGCAACAGGAAGCCATATGTTCCTAGTCTTCATTATTCACCTCCAGTATTCGGAAAAGCGGGCTGTCCAGAGAAAAAGGCGACCTTCAGCAAGTCGGTATCATCTACCGCCTCAACCTTTTCAGCATAGTCAATAATCTGCTGACAAATGATCCTGCCGATAGCGGAGTAATTAGTGGCCCTGCCGTAATTGTCACCGGTTTTTAGTACGCTGATAACGTGCCTTGCTATCAGCCGTTCCCGTTCGTCGTCAAATCCGTTAACATCTGCACGTACTTCGGACTTTCGGTCGTCATCCATCCGGTAATAGTTTGTGCTGAATGGGTATGTAACACCATCAACACTCTGCGCTTCCCAGACAAATCCAGGGCGTTTAATGACAGCTTCCAGTTCTTCTATTGTTTTATTGCTCATTATTTTCTCCAATCATTTCTTTATAGATGCCGTTTACAGCGTCGGCTATTTTATGGTTAATTGACTCCAGGTCACGGTGTAGCTTCTGTGATGCGGGGAAGTCCTGCGATCCAATAGGACGCTCAGACATCATTTTAATGGTTTGTAAAAGCGTCTCCTGATCGTCAAGGAGTTGTTTGGGTAGAGGTATATCGATTAGGTTACTCATGATGTTCTCCTAGTTTTCTACCGCCTTAAGCCCCAGAGCCGTTAGGATGGGGCGAGTGAGACTGGATAGGGTTAGGCTGTCGGCCGGAATCTCTCCACGTTGCTAGCCCTGACATACGAGTGGACCGGAACGGTGTTAAGTACGACGCCATTTGCCCCTCTATGCGTCCTTATTCCACTTTGAACAACCGCGTACAATGTGCCAGCACTATCAGTGATAATTTTGGCTTCCACGCTATCAAGAATTCTAGCCTTGTAAGCATTGATTCGTCCAGTGTGACGATTGCGTTTTGATTTATTTGCTTTCATTTCTCTATTCCTCGGTTGGGTAAACTGTGTGAATCACACTTAATTGATTTATCGTATTCAGGCCATGCACCGCTAGCGGTCATCTCGCAATACACATCTTCCTGCATTACTTCGTCCTCGAAATCTGAAGGCCCGACAAATGCCAGCGCAATGAGTATTGCGATTAGGGCGGCGATTTCTAGTTTTCCGTGCTGATTTGTTTTCATATGATGAACATTAGCACAGTAGTGAATGGTGTCAACAAATACTTTACATTAATTTTGATTTAGTGCTACAATAACTGTAACAAATCAAATAAACCAAAAAGTAGAGGTTTACATGCAAAGTTGGAGCTTAGAGAGTTTTATCGAACAATATAGCGTCACATCGGCATCCGATGTATGGGGCATAAGCAGACAGGCCATTAAGCAGGCAAGGAACGAGAAGCGCGAAATACGGATTGTTAAGGCTGGGAAATATTATGAAGTGAGGGAGTCTAAGCTATTAAAAACCAAGCTTGTCGAAGAGGTAAAATTAATCTCTACCGGCAATCATTATGTTGAGTGAGGAGAATGATATGCCGAACACGCAGAAGTATATTGATATGGTATGCGAGTACAGAGATGTACCCAATGTAAGAAAAGGAATGCCCTGTAATGTAAATGGCAGGCAGGGGGAGATTGTTGGGGGCAATAACTCTTGCAACTTCAATGTTAAATTCGATGACAATGGAGATATTATGGGCTGTCATCCCTACTGGCGATTCCAGATATACACTGATACAGGCTTGCTTTATTACGATCACGAGCAGGGCATTACTTAAATAGGGAGAATGATATGAACCTAGCAGACGTACAGGAAAGGCTTGATTATATCGACTCGATTAAGGGTGATTATGAGGCCGCGCACAGTGAAGAAGACGACCTTTTTAGAGATTTCATTGAGCACGTTAGACGCGAAGGCAGCTTACAGCTAGAACTAATGGCAGAGCTTGTATTAACCAGCAAAGATATTGAGTTTAATCGGTATACAGCCTAGCCACCCATAAGCCATTAAAGGACATAGCCATGGAGATTGACGAGGCCACATTCAAGCAATTACTGTCGGACACAATTGCCGAGATAGGCAGCGCCCGCAAAGCTTCTGAGTTGTGGGGCGTGAAACACACAAACCTCTTAATGTTCCTACACGGGATATTGCAAGCCAAAGGAACCCCGGTACGCGCACCCCCGGCCGTGCTCTATGCTTTAGGTGCACGCAAGATCAAACATACTTACCACAACTGGGAGGTGCGCAAGGTTAAGCACATCAACTATACCTATGAGATAGAGAGTTAGCGCCCGATAACCATTACCCCAATTTCAACCAATAAGGAACTAATATCATGAAATTAGGAATTAGCATCAAGATAAATGTATCAGACATCGAGAAGTCACGGTTATTCAAAGGTGAGAAGGGAGTATATCTCGACCTGACCACTTTTATTGATCTGGATAATCAGGATCAGTATGGCAATAACGGCTTTATATCGCAATCTGTCACGAAGGAAGAGCGAGACAATAAGGTGCAGACGACTATCCTGGGCAACTGTAAGGTGTTCTATAAGAAGGATGAACAACAACCAGCCCAGCAGCAGCAGCAATACCAGCAAAGCCCACAGCAAGCATCACAGAGCTTCCAGCAGCCACCACCGCAGCAACAGCAGGCTCCCCAAGATGATTTTGACGGCATACCCTTTGCTAATCCATATAAAAATATGGAGTATGTAATATGACTACCGCAGACCGAATGATACAAATACTAACCAATGCTGGTGGTGTCTTGCCCCGTAAAGACCTACACGACCTCATGGGGGTGGCTGTCAGCAAGTTGGCGTCGACTATCACCGCATTACGCATTGAAGGTCGATTAATGAGCTACAGGCCATCAGGACGGTTTAGCACGATCTACCTGACGTGGAAAGCTAATGAACTGGGGATAACTCAGCCACCACCGAAAGCAGAACCCGTACCCAGTGCTGTAATCGAGTTAAACGGCAATACTGGGCTTTCACACAACCTCTACACGCTTCATCCAGAGGGTCCAGCCAGGCCAGAGAAAGAGGAGGATATTGTGCCGGAACGTATGCCGAGGAAAATAGCGAGCCTTTTTTATTATTAGGTGTGTGAGATATGGATAAGCTGACGCAAGAAGCACTAAAAGAGCTATTACATTATAATCCTGATAGTGGTATTTTTACCTGGCTTTACCGTCACAGGAAATACTTCACAAGAGATTGTGACTACAGGGAATGGAACACTAGATATCCCGGGTTAGAAGCAGGAGGTGTTAGTGGGGCTGGCTACATTATGATAGGTTTCTTCGGAAAGAATCACAGGAGTCACAGGCTCGCTTGGTTATATATGCACGGCAGCTGGCCAAATATGATTGATCATATGAATAAACATAAGACTGACAATAGGATTATTAACCTGAGAGACGTTACTAAAACTGAGAACTCAAGAAACCAGAAGAAATCTAATACTAACACTAGCGGTATAACTGGAGTTTACTGGTGCAAAAGGGATAAAATATGGGAGGTTCGCATAACTGGAGAAAATGGGAGAATAACCAGAGGAATGAAGGACTTTTTTGAAGCGTGTTGTCTCAGAAAGTCCCTGGAGCGTAGAAACAGTTATCACGAGAACCATGGAGGAATTATTTAATTAACTGTTTGATGCTATAATTATTTAAACCTTACCCGACAGGAGGTTCACAGGCGAAGTCTGCCACTATCTCGAACTAGCCCCTTAATTGGGGCTTTTTTGTTAATTCCCACTTGCACTATTGCCCTTTATGGATGATAATAATGGGGTAGGCGCTTGGCGGCGCTTTGGAAATTAGTAGAGAGACAAAGGGTCAATAAGTACAGGTTTTAGAGAGCAAGGTTAAATACCGCCAAAGTCTCTCTCATTCCGCCCCAAGTCTCTAGGGTCTGTATTTATTGGCCTTTTTTGTGTCTGACTGGTAGATTCTAGGCTCCCGCATAGCGGCATGCAGAGGTGAAATTCCTCCAAGACACATCCTTTCTAAAGCCTTCCTTTGAGTTTGCATAGGTGTGTTGTAGTGATCCCTGCAAGCGGGGATGAAGATGTAAGGGTTGAGCCGTTATTGCCGGTTAAACTAGTAATTAATTGTTACTAGGCCAGCATGAGGTAACTAGCATCGCCCCACTACAGCACAACCTATGCAGATTCTCCCCGTCTACCCAGCATTGGGTACTTTACACTCACCAGAGCTAATACTGGGTCATCAAAGCAGTAACGTATAACTACCGCTCTAATCTGTGGATCGAAAGATAGCAGATAAAAGGATACTTCCCTCAACGATAAGTACCCTGGATACAAAGGGGAGTGGACTGCTCACCACAGGGGCAGGGCATAAACAGGGTCCAAGTGATATTAAGTGAAGGGCATCCGGTAAGATGTAAAACTATACCCTGATAAGCGTAGTTATTATGACCAGTGGATATATTTATATATCAGGGATCACCCGACCCTTTGTTTGTTCTATGGATTAAATTTAACAGTAAGAAATATTATAAATAAATAAGATAAATTACCTTGACGTATTGCAATACACGTATTACATTAAGTGAAACAAATAAGGATTGTTTATGAAGGTTCTTGATTTATTCAGCGGGATAGGCGGCTTCAGTTTGGGTCTTGAACGCGCAGGAATGGAGACTGTAGCCTTTTGCGAGTTTGACAAGAACGCTCAGAAAGTATTAGCCAAACGCTGGCCAGGACTTCCGATTTATGACGATGTAAGAACATTAACCAAAGAGAGGCTAGACAATGACGGAATCACAGATATCGATGTTCTCTGCGGAGGATTCCCCTGTCAAGATGTATCAGTCGCTGGGAAAAAAGCAGGGTTTGACGGCGAAAGATCAAGCCTATACCGGGAAATGCTTAGAATTGTTGGCGAGTGTTTGCCACGATACGCAATTTTTGAAAACGTCACAGGACTCCTTACTGGAGAGCAAGGACGGTGGTTTGGACAATTTCTCTATGACTTGGCCTCGATCGGGTACGATGCAGAATGGCATTGTATATCGGCTTCCGAACTTGGCGCGCACCATCACAGAGATAGGGTCTGGATTATTGCCTACCCCAAGAGCCAGCGAGAAAGCAGAGAAGGGTCTGTCACCAAGCAGAGAGAACAACCCAGGACGATGCACTCTGAGTCAGGCGATACACCACAAAAAATGGGCAACCCCGAATGCGGGACTAGGAAAGCACTCTTATCACAACAAATCCATGCCTTATTACAAGAATCGAATAGAAAAAGGTCGGCAGATAGATCTTGCGACAGAGATGGCAATATCGGAGGGCAGTGGGCAATTGAATCCCCAGTGGGTCGAGTGGCTGATGGGGTTCCCAGACGGTCACACAGACTTAAACAGCTCGGAAACGCAGTAGTGCCACAAATACCCGAAATAATAGGCCGAGCAATAATGGAGGTTAAATGAAAACAGTCCGTACGTTCAGGATAGACAACAACCTATTAGACGCACTAGAACAGATAAGCAACGAACACGGAGACATTACAAAGCACATAGAAGCCGCCCTAAGCGCTTACAAGCCCATTAAATGCATAATGAAGGCAAAGCCCAAAGAAGCCTTAGAAATCCCGCCAGAGATCAACCTGGCAGCCTGGACAGAGTGGGAAGCATACCGAAGGATAGACAAGCACAAAACAATCACGAAGGCAGCGGCGAACAAACAATTTAAGCTACTCAAAGAATACGACCCAGAACAACAGCAGCAGATTATAGATAACTCGATACAAAACGATTACCAAGGATTATTCCCATTAAAAGGGGGCAGTAATGCAGCATATCAAAAACCTAATCAAGTCAGACGATCCAGCGCAGTCGATAGGGTTAAAGGTGCCGGAGATCAACGAGAGAGAGCGCGCCAAGACCGAGAGGGTGATGGACCGCCTATGGCTGAGGCTTGCCGAGATTTACGGGCATCAGTTAGTCAGCCAGTACGGGGAAACGATACCGGAGAGCTGGGAATTGTTATTGAAGGAAGTTACACCCGATCAAATTAAGGATGGATTAAATAATCTCGTTAACCGTAAAGACACATGGCCACCTAATGCGCAGGAGTTCAGACAATTATGCCTACCGAAGACAATCAGCCCAGACGGGACAAACTCCCAAGCCTATATCCAATACAAGCCTGCACCGCAAATAACCGACCAGGGCGCGATATCGAAGCGCAAGAAGGCAGGAAGGAAAGCTTTAAGCGAAATGATGAAAGGATTGTAGGAGAAGTAAATGGATTTTGAATCAGCAAATGAATATAAGGCAATCCAAGAATCTGTTAACTTAATACTTCCATGCTATCAAATATCCATTGTAAGGCCGCAGGGCGCTCGCTACGTGGTTTTACCTGACTCAACCATACAAGGCGCAGGGTTAACGGTAAAATGCGTTAAAAAGGCTCCTGAGAACTTTAGCGTAACACTGACATGGACAGCACCGACGCAGCGGGAGAATGGCGACCCGCTACCAATTTCCGAAATATCCCATTTCCTGCTAGAATATATTGATCGATCTTTTGAAATACCGCGCGACCAGACTAGCTTTGTTGTCAACGGACTGCCTGCTGGTGAAATCACTTTTAGCCTATGGACGGTTGACGCTGAAGGCTTGCGATCATCAACACCCAATACGGCGACTACAACACTTCAATAATTTACGGTATAATACAGGGTATTTGGAGGTTATTGATGAATCTGGGCGCAGACAAAGGAACTTTCAAGGGCTTCTTCCTCGTTCGAGACAGCTCCGGCAAGCCAAAGTTTGACGACATATTCGACATAGCTCCAGAGTTCTGGAACGAATTAACCCAAACCGAGCAAGAGATCATCTTGCAAGAGAGGCTACAACTTGACAGTTTCGCACGGAAGTTTGACACGTAACGCAATATCCGACGCAGTACTAGCAGAGATAGATATCGATGTAGGTGCTGGTGTTTTAGAATTTCAAACCAGCGGAGCTGTAGAAGTAGCCACGCTAACCCTATCAGACCCAGCAGGCACGGTATCTGGTGCAGTACTGACGTTTAACTCAATCACCAGCGATACCAGCGCAACAGGTGGAACAGTGGCTAAGTTTGAGATTCAATCAAACGACACTACAGCCAGAGTATTAGGTAACGTACAGACTTCGGGCGGCGATATTAACCTATCAAGTCTATCTGTGGGTGCTGGCGATACTGTTTCGATGAGTTCGTTGACTTATACTGCTCCTGTGTGATGCCATGAATCACTTATACGAAACAACTACCGGAAAACTGCTAAGCTCCAGCGCCGCGACAATAACACCCGGGCCGGGGCGATCAGTAGTCACACTACCTGATGGCGACGAAGCTGGAATATGGAACACTTCAACACTATCGTTTGATCCCCGCCCTGTTGACATGCGTGAATCTGGTGAAGCATTCTGGAATAGGTTCTCGGAGACAGAACAAGAAAACCTCGTTGAAGCTGCTGCCACCATACCTAAAGCTGCCGCCCTCTTAAAAGCCATGAGCTTTCAGGTAATAGACCGGTCTGACACTAGAATAATCAATAGAGTCAACGCTATGGAATCTGCCGGGAAACTTGATGAAGCGGGCAGAGCAGCGGAGATTCTAGCGTGAGCGATTTCCCCATACCAAAAGGAATGACGTTCTCTGAAAGTGGCGGTGTTGTCACTGCTACATCTCTTCTGCAAACCGTTACTTCTGGCAATGCTGATGCCTTCGGAGGGTGGTCAGAGAGAATCACAAGCACCAATCAAGAGGCAGATGGGTTTCTCCTACTTATCGAACTGAATGATACGACTATGAACGAGATAGCCGTTAATGTGGGTATTGGTGGAGCAGGAAATGAAGAGATAATCGTTGATTCTATTAATGGACAAATAAAAGCCGATCTTCCAGGGTTGGTATTTTGGATTCCTGTTTCAATACCACAAGGATCAAGGGTGTCTGTACAGGCAGCAACAGATGGTGTAAATATAGATGTGGGTGTTGCTCTCTATCTGTACTCGGCTTCTTTTGGATCGCCACAAGGACGGGCGGGAACAATTGCGTATGGGATGGATGGGACGGAAATAAGTGAAGGTACCACGGTTGATCCCGGAGGAACAGCAAATACGAAAGGGGCTTACGCAGAATTGGAGTCGTCCACTAGCGATGATATAACTGAGTTTATTATATGTTTTGGGACTGCGGATAACGTAGCGCATACTAGTTGTAAATGGCTTTTAGACATAGCTATAGGAGGCCCTGGAGTCGAAGAGATTATATTGCCTGATATTCTTGTTGCACAGCATGCTCAAGAACCAACAAAGATATCAATCCCTGTACCTCAAGGCATACCAGCAGGAACAAGAATAGCAGTAAGGTCCCAATGCACTATAACAGATGCTGTTGACAGGATTCTTACAGTATCCCTTAATGGAGTCTTATAATGCCAAGTAATAAAGCGGAAGGCTCACAAGTAGCCACAGTCACTACAGAGCACTCGCTTGCAACCGTTACAGATGCAGGCAATTACTTATTATTAGTTGATACCAATGTTTTGGCTCTGGGCGATGAGCTTATTCTACGGGTGAAGCTGAAAGTCAGATCAACAGGAACAACTAGATTAGCCTTCCAAGCCACCTATAAAAATGTAGTGGGCGAGCCTATTATTCAGAGTATTCCTGTATCGGTGGTCGAAGAAGCAGTATTTACGTTAGAGCAAGCAACAGGAACCAGCCGCACCTTTGATTGGGCCGTAGTGGACATGTCATAAATGAGCATTCGTCATACAGCGCACTGGATAGCTGTAGGCGGTGCAGCTCCAGGGATAACGGGATCAGGCGCACTACAATCTCAAGATGCTAGTACGGCAGGCACAGGTAATGTAGCAATATCAGGCTCTGGCGCGTTAGCCGCACAAGCCGCGACTACTGCAGGCACAGGAGCCATAGAGAAAACAGGCTCTGGTGCATTACAGTCTCAATCAGCTACAACATCAGGAACGGCTGAAGTAGGAAAGACTGGATCGGGTGCTTTACAGTCTCAGGACGCAACCACAGCAGGCACAGGGACAGTATCTACAGGCGCAATAGGTAGCGGAGAGCTACAAGCTCAAGACGCGAGCACAAATGGCACAGGTGAGATAGAAAAGACCGGTACAGGGGCATTACAGGCCCAGAATGCCACCACAGCCGGTGTCGCACAGGTAGTTAAGACAGGATCGGGCGCATTACAAAGCCAATCTTCAACAACATCGGGAATAGGCACAACAGGACCGCCAGCTACGATAGTATCAGTAGCATGCTTTCCAGGCACGTTAGTTGACATTACATTAAACGGAAAGTTAGCAGATCAACAGATTGATGGATCAATTACAGATACTGAGTTTAATGGTATACTTGGCGTATCATCAGTGTTCAATGGTGATTTAAAGACCGCCAATTACCAAGGAACACTAAAATCAACAGAATTTGATGGCACTATTCGGACGGACTGCTAAATGGCCAATAACTTATACAACAACAGCGACCAAACCTTCAAAACGCAAATTACTGAGGAAGAAGACCCGACAGTAACGATTGATGCGTCAGACTTCACAGAGGCGGTATATAAGATATTCAATCAGGATTGCAGCGTAGTACTCGTTACAAAGAAGCTGAGCCTATCTGAAATAGCGGTAGTGGCAGACACTGATAGCGCAGGCGATCCTATCAACGTGTTTCAAACGACCCTGCTTCAAGCTGATATGACGATGGACGCAGGACAGTATCAGCATAATTTCAAGGTGACCAACTCAGCAGGATTAGAGCTTCCTCCTGTATTCCAAAACACAGTTACTATTGTCGAGGTATGTGATTAAACGCATTTACAGTATTACCTTGCACATGAGATAAATTATGTTTTGAGCAGCTAATATGAGCGGCCTGCTAAAATCAACAACAACCTTAATGGCTATTGATCAAGGTGGCGATTACAGCAACCACAATTGTCAGTATCACGGTGGTTTAAAATGGCTACAGACGTAACTGCAAAATCACATATCGGCTATGACCATGGTGGTGATGTATGGGGTAGTCTGCCGATTCAATCCTCTTCTGCGTTAATGACCGCCGACACCGAAGTTACATGGGGTGATCTACCCTCTCCGTACAATGCCATGCAAGGCGTCAGGGTTCTTGCTCTCAATCAGGTCCAGCAAAGTGGACAAACGTCTATCGAGGTCGATACCAATACGACCGTTTATTATGCCCACGACAATACCCAAAATGAAAAACCCTCATGGCTAACAGTAGGTAATGGCTGGACCGACACAACCGATACATTTACCCCGTCTGATGGCGTTCTTCGTCAAATCTGGCAACGATCATTTACAGCCAATGTCCAGTACGACATTACTTGGGCCCATTCAGATTATGAGAAACGCGGAACTTATCTGATCGGCGGGTTTATGATTGCCACAGGGGTGGCTGTTACCACAAGACCCAAATTGTACGAAGTTATTGATATTGCCAGCCCCACAACACCGGACAATGATGCGACATACTGGGCTGATGTTCCTGTAATTACTGGGGAGACATCCTACGCCACAGTGACCTTGATCAACACCGCTATAGCCTTGGCCTCGCCTGGTGCTGTGCTAACTCTAGAAGCCGGTACGCACAGCGCAGATATAACCATAAATGGCAGGACAGGAATAACAGTAGCTGCGGATGTATTTGGTAGTGTAAATCTAAACGGTCAATGCAATCTCATCAATGCCACTGGATGTACTGTTACAGGGTTTACCCTTCCGCTGACGAACTCTACTCTACACAAATTTCAGCTTGACGAAGCCAGTGAGTTCAACCGAATAACAAATAATCATTTTGACGGATGTGATTACTCCGATGATACCGTTCAGGATTTATGGATACGGTGTGAAGGCAAATATAACCGACTCGATCACAACACCATGGAGGATAGAACCGGGGAGGCCGCGTTTATTGGGTTGTATGCAAGCGCCGGAACATCTTATATGAACCGAGCTGACCATAACCACTTGCTCTATCAGCACGCATCCACCCCGAACGCCAATGTTGGCGAGACAATGCGAGCAGGAAATAACGAGGATAATTTTGAATTCTCGGGATGTATGATCGACCATAATCACATCGAAGACAACAACACAGCACAGGCAGCTGGTGGAATACATTTGACGAATGTAAAATCCGATGGTCACATATTCTGGTCAAACAAATATACCAACAGTACCGGCCAACTTGTTCTGCGCAAAACCCGAGGCTGTTTTTTAATAACCAATCAGTTTTATGGCGGTGCAAATAATGATGCTGGCGGGATCAGGATCAATGGCTCTATTGGCGGCGGGGATCACGTTTTAGCCCTGAATTACATGGACAACCTGAATAGCTCAGAAAGCACAATGCGTCCTATGTTCGAGTCGAGAGAAAGTGATGAGAGTAATTATTACGCTTCATCAAATTGTTTGTTTGTGGGGAATATTGGCCGCAATTGTGGGCTCGGGCTCTCATACCGCACAGCATCCACGAATCCAATCACCACGCATAGCCACTTCGGGGACGCTTACGATTGCACGACTGGTATTAACGATGGGATTTCAGCTATTAGCGGGATTACTTTCAATGGCGTTGTAATGAACACGCCTATTGGAATCAGCACACCGAGCGGTATAACTGCTGCCGATCCCTTGTTGGTGTTGAGCAATGGATTCTACAGGCCAACCCACGGGGATATTGACCTTGGTATAAATACCCAATGGCCTGCTGAGCTAGAGGAAACCATAACCGTAGGGAAAACTTGGTAATGGCATTAGTTCCTGTTGACAACAATATCTACACACCCGGCACTTCGCCGCAGACAATTACGGTTGTAGGAACCGGGTCGCTTCGTGGCATTTTGGTTATTACTACAGCATTGCGGGCCTCGGATAGAACCCTGACCGGGATTACATTAGACGGCGTAAGTGGCACTGTTCACGCTAACTTCAATGTCGCAGGTGCTTTTGATGCTCTCACATCAGTGAGTTGGTTCTCTGACGCCCAAAACCCCGGTGCAGGACCGTTCGCGCTTGACACTGCTTGGAGTGGATCGGTCCCTAATTCTATAACCCACGAAGTTCTTGAATATACTGGGATGCACCAGACAACACCGCTAAGCGCCTTGGCAACAAACGGCGCTAATGATGTTGCAGATGCCGGTGCGATACAAGTCACACTAAATAGTCAATCTGGTGAGTATGCGGTAACCTACTTAGTGAGTGCTGATGTAAACACAGGCTCTGGTGGTAATCATGTTGTAAGCGCAGCCGCTACTGAACTCAACGACGATCCTTTGAACGATTTAAGAACAGCTGTCGCAGCAGATGCGGTTGTTGCTTCCTCGGCTGAAACATACACTTGGACAGTAAGTCATAACGGTACAGATGCCGCTGATTCGGTTGCTGCCGTAGCTTTCGCTGTCTTTGCTGCTGAGGCAGGAAATCCCACAGTTGTTCTAGTTTCACCCGTCTCAGGCGATGGCTACATAGACGCCATTCCAGAACTAGCAACAGACGATACTCTCGAATATGAAGCGGTAACAACGCCTAGCGGGTATGCTGTCACAGTAAATACTGACGCATCCATTGAGATTGACGGTGGATGGGACGGCGAGTCATTTGATGTAAGGGCGCATGATGGCGTATCATGGGGTGATTGGGCCACACAAACACTCGAAGTAACGCCAGTCTCTAGCGCCTATTCGGGCTATAATTGCAAGATATCATGCGGCATCGGAATAGGTATATAATATGAGTTATGTAGCGCACGGCGGCTTTGATGCTTCAGCGCAAAAAAGCGACACAGTATTACTGACACTCCCTGCACAGGGACTATATTGCGGCGGGGCGGGGATCGTAAAGGTTAAAACAGCAGATGGGTCAGTGCTATCATTCACAGTCGTAGCGGGAGCGATACTACCTTGGGAAATAGTCCAAATATTCAGCACAGGAACGACTGCAACGTTATTAATTGGCGCTAGAAAGTAAAGGATTGATATCATGACGGTTAAGAGGAAGAAGAAGTAATGGCAGCTACTAACGCAGCTAAGAACAGAGCTATACGTCAAGAGGCTTTAAGGGAGCAATTAGCCTCACAGGGGCACGCTCAGCATGTTACTGATATTGCTAATAAATTAACTGATCTAGAGGGCAGTCTAGACCCCAAGAACAAAGAACTCGATGCATTACAAATACAAAGGCTCAGAGCGGCAGCAGATATAAAGAAATCATTGATCAATAAATATCTTCCTGACCTTAAATCAACAGAGTTAACCGGCGAAGGAGGAGGAGATATAGGTGTTGACATGCTTTGGACTGTTGAAGTAGTCAAAGATGCCTAAGATGAAAATCCCCGCCAAGTTACTCCCCTTCCTTGAAAAGAAAAAACGATTCAAGATAGCCATAGGCGGCAGAGGTTCAGGTAAGTCCATGACCTTTGCTGATTTATGCTTAATGGACGCTCAGACCAAAGGAATCAAGACAGCCTGCTTCCGCGAGTACCAAAACACCATAGACGATTCAGTATTATCCTTATTAACCTCAGAGGTAGACAGGTTAGAGCTAAAAGGCTTTGAGTGCCAATCAACCAAGATACTGGCAGGCAGTGAAGATGTCTTTAAGTTTAGAGGATTAGCCAGGAACCCTGAAGGCGTTAAGTCAATGCACGGCTTTAAACGGTTTTGGGTAGAAGAAGCTCAGACTATATCGTTCGAGTCATTAAAGAACCTCACTCCTACACTAAGAACAGAAGACTCCGAGATATGGATGTCTGCCAACCTCCGATCAATGGCCGATCCATTCTCACAACGATTCTTCAAGCCCTTTGAGAAAGAGCTACGAAAGAACCATTACTACGAGGACGATTTGCATTTAATCGTTTGGATTAATTACCACGATAACCCTCTATTCCCCAATGTCTTAGAGCAGGAGCGCCAGTACGACGAAGAGAACTTAACCCGTGCAATGTACCGGCATATATGGTTAGGTGAGCCTTATGACGAGGTAGCAGATAGTATTATCCCGGTAGAGTGGTTTGATGCATCAATTGACGCTCATATTAAGCTTGGATTTAAAGGCGAGGGCGCGAGGATAGCAACACATGACCCATCAGACTTAGGACCAGACCCTAAAGGGTACTCATTGCGTCATGGCTCAATCTTTGAGGATATAAGAGAGGAAAGGGTGGGCGATGTTAACGAGGGCTTAGACTGGGCTTTAGAGCGAGCTGCGAACGATAACGCTGACTGGTTTGTATGGGATTGTGACGGATTAGGCGCACCACTAAAGCGAGATGTGGACAGAGAGCTATCTGGCAAGAAGATGGAATACTTTATGTTCAAGGGCTCTGAAGGCGTAGAAGACCCTGAACAGCCTTTTGTCAGTGTTGATAGCGACAAGAAGAAGAGCAAGAAAGACCGGAAGACCAACAAAGAATCACTCAAGAATAAGAGAGCCCAGTACTCTCACAGGCTAATGATGAGATTCTACTATACTTGGAGAGCGGTGGTTAAGGGTGAATATATGGACCCTGACGAGTTAATAAGCCTATCTTCGAGTATAGAAAACATCGATGAGGTGCGCGCTCAAGTATGCAGAGTGCCACGTAAACGGAACAATAACGGCAAGTTCCAGGTAATGACTAAGCTTGAGATGAGTAAGAAACCGTATGAATTGCCCTCACCAAACATGTATGATTGTATGATGATGTCTACATTTCAACCAAAAGCGGCAGTAATATCAGAAGAACTTGAATTCAGTGGATGGGGATAATGCCAAACTTTAGCGATTACACAACAGCAATCAGCCTTTTAGAAGACGCCCAAGAAGCGGATCAGGACAATCGAGAGGCAGCAAGAGAGGCCCATGACTTCGTTGATAAGCGCGATGGCCAATGGGAGCAGCATGTATCATCGGCACTCAAAGACCAGCCTCAGTATACTTATGACAAAGCCAATCCTATCGTTGACCAGATAGCAGGAAGGGTTAAGCAGAAAGATTTTGGCATTAAGATTAAACCCGCAGGTGGCGAGGCAACAGAGGATGATGCTAAATTACGCAACGGTATGATCAGGAATATACACAATATTAGTAATGCTGATGATGTATATGATGATGCGATAACCTCGGTAGTTACCGGTGGATATGATGGATGGGAGATTGTACAGGCATTTGTAGATGATAGTTCATTCGATCAAGACTTATTAATCCAAGATGTTCCAAACTTTATAGATTCGGTGTGGTTTGACACTAACTCGCTGAAGCGGGATAGGTCAGATTCAGATTGGGGCTTTAAGTTGGTTTCGTTCTCAAAGATTGCTTACGATGAGAAATGGCCTAAAGGGTCGGGTCAGTCAGTATCTGAAGACAGAACAACCGAAACCTATGTGAACAAGGTAGAGAATGTCATCGTCGGGTCGTTCTATTACGTCAGAAAGGTCACGCGAGATATTTTAAGAATGTCCGATGGTCGTGTATTCGATGAAGAAGACGAGTCCTATATCAAGGTTAAAGATGAGCTTGCAGCGACTGGAATTACGGTAAAAGACCGCAGGTCAAGAGAGAAGCGAACATTCTTTATCAGGCAGTTTGACGGTGGTGGCTGGTTGAACGAAGAAGAGAAGACAGTATTCTCCCTAATCCCGTTAATACCTGAGTATGGCAAGTTTAAGGTCACTGATAGCAAGATTATATGGCGCGGCGCTGTAGAGAAGATCATGGACCCATGCCGAGTCATTAACTATGCAGAATCAAGGAAGGTAGGCGAGGGCGCGTTAACACCGAAAGACAAGATGCTAATGACCCGTGAGCAGGCAGAGGGCAACCAGAAATCGCTTTCTACCATGAACACGAACAATGACCCTGTTCTATTCTACAATCACGTAGAAGGCCAACCAATCCCTTTTAAGATAGGCTCATCACAGATCAACCCAGGATTAAGCGAAATATCACAATCAGCCAATCAAGCTATCAAGGAGTCTGTAGGCTTATTCGATGCCAATATGGGCAGTAATCCCGGTCTACAATCTGGTGTTGCTATTGACTCGCTAAAAGAGTCGGGCGATACCGGTAATATCGATTGGAACAACGGCCATAAGATTGCAATATGTGCAGGTGCCCGGGTGATACTCGACGCACTGCCCAGAGTTTATGACGCTAAGCGAATAGTCCGTATACTAGGTGAAGACGGCGCTTCTGAAATGAAGACCATTAACGACCAGTCTTTAGTTGCTGATAACAACACAGGCGAGATGGTTAAGCTCAATGACCTATCAAAAGGTCGATACGATGTTACGTGTGATGTAGGTAAGTCATTCGCGTCAAGACAAGAGGAAAGTGTAGCGGCAATAGTTGAGATGGCACAGCTAGACCCCTCTATCGTACAGCTAGGCAGCGATATTCTACTAAACAATAGTAACGCTCCGGGTCTTGATGAGATTGGTGTACGTAGGCGCAGAGAGCTATTTGAAGCTAATAAGATACCTGAATCACAATGGACTGACGAAGAGCGACAAGAGATGCAGCAGGCTCAACAACAGGCACAGGATCAACCACAGCAACCCGATCCACTAATGGTAGCAGCACAAGCAGAGATGCAGAAAGCCCAAGCTGAAACGCTCAATGCCCAGAACAAGCAGAATGAGATACAGGGTAATCAGCAGATATCTATGGCAGATATACAGCTTAGGAATAAGCAGATTGACCTTGATACGCAGAAATTCTTGGCTACTAAAGATGACAAGTTTGATCTTGATGCTGCCAAAATAAACCAGAATCAACAGGCTTTGGATTTAAAAGCAGATCAACAGCAGTTTAATGCTATACTCCAGACTCAGCAGTTACAGTCACAACAGTTCAATGATATGTTTGCTAACCTCAAGACTTTAACCGATGCTATGCAGACATTCGTAGGACCACATTTAGTTGAAGCTGGCATTAATCAGGCAGTAGGCATCACAGAAGCTCAAGAAGAACAGGGCTTGGATACATCGATTGGTGAGGATGTAACACAGACTTAGCGGGTATCTCCACCCGCAGCGGGCCTTCCTTCCCGCAACCCTTGGCCTCTTCGGAGGTCTTTTTTATGCACAGCCTGTCCACACGATATCAACAGACTTATCCACATATCAACAGGATATACAGACTTATCCCCAATTAGTTGTGTATAACTTTCTTTAGTATTATAATCAGACTCAATGAGTACGAGACTCTCTCTCGATTTTACCCCAAGGGGATATGCTATGACCGACCAGCTAGAAGCTGAGGTGCAAGAAACTGTTGTAACAGACGATGTAATAATCGAATCAACAGAAGAAGCACAAACCGAAACAACCTCTGAAACGGTTTCAGATAGTGAAGAAAAACACGAAGAAAAATCAACGTTTACTCCAGAGCAGAAGGCGACAGCAGAATATGCTTTTAAAGCACGTGAAGCCAAGCGGGAAAACGAAGAGCTCAAGCGACAACTCGCAGAAGCTAATCAGCCCAAGAGTGTAGACAGGCCAGCAGTACCAGAACTTCAAGAGTTTCCTGAACCAGAGGAAATTGCAGCAAGGGACAAGGCCACACAACAGGCTGCTGTCTGGGATTACCAGCAAGAGCAGCAAAAAGAGGCAGACTATAACGCTCAGGTAACAGCGCAAAACCAGCAAGCAGAGGCGGCTAACAAGCTCAGAAGTGACTTTGTAACCAATTCAACGCAGGCCGGGATTAAGCTAGAAGATTTGCAAATAGCTGGAAATGTGGTTGACGCTCACGGATTAAGCCCCGCGATTGCTCAAGCTATTATGGCCGATAAGGAAGGAGGGCTCGCTCTCTTGCACTTAGCTACCAACCCAGCCGACATACAGGTGCTTAACGGCGCTAATGCACTGACACTAGGCACTATCTACGCTGATATCAAAGCCAAAGCTGCCGCACTGAAACCAAAGCAATCAGAAGCTCCACCGCCCGCAGAAATACTAAGCGGAAATGGCGCACCACCGAAAGATGGAGGGCCAGATGGAGCTACTTATGAATAGAGGTAGCATAGCATGGCTAACAATTTATCCAGTAACTTCACAACCCCCCTTGCGAAAGGGTTTCTCAAGGCCGTAGAAAGTACGCGGGTCGTATCAAAAGCGGTTAATACTCAACTCTTATCGGGCAAGTTTGGTCCTTCTTCTGGTGATGAAGTAGACTTTAAGCGCTCACACATGTACAACTCTATCGAGACTGCTGGTGGTGATATTGGATCATCCACTAAGTCCGATATCATCTCAGGCAAGGCAACCGGCGTAGTCCAGAACATGATCACTGTGGCTACAGAATGGTCTACTTTGGAAGAGGCTCTTGAGCTTGATGAGCTGGACAGAATACTCCAGCCAATGGCTCGCACAGCTATTACCACGCTAGAGACTAATCTCTGGACCTATATGCGTAATAACTCCAACTTATCACACGGTACTGTCGGTACTGTTGCTGATGCCTGGAGCGATGTACAGCAAGCAGGTGCATTGATGCAGTCAATCGGTGTTCCGCACGACGCTCCCTGGAATTATGTAATGAACCCCTTCACTGCCGGTACATTGGCTGATGCTCAGAACGGCTTAACGGCTGCTGATCAGTTGGTTCGTACAGCATGGGAACAAGCGCAGATTTCTAGCAACTTTGGTGGAATGAGAGCAATGACATCTAATGCCATGACTTCTTATACTACTGGTGCTGGTTCAGATCGTGTAGGTGCTTTGAATGCTGACCCTGTTGTTACTTATGTAGCTCACAAGGACACCATGATTCAAACTCTCGTGGTTAAGTTGCTGGATACCGTCCTGCCTGTTGTTGCGGGTGATGTTATTCAAATCACTGGTCGCAACCGGGTTAACTTGGATACTAATGAAGTGGTATTTGATGAGACTGGTGCTGCAATCCCTTGGCGCGGAACTGTAACGGCTGCTAGTACAGCTTCAAGTGGTATTGCCACACTCTTGGTAGCTGGTCCTGCAATCTTCGAGGCCGATGGTCAATACAACACTGTTGACTCTGCGCCTGTTGAAGATGATGTAGTGACTATCCTGGGATCGGCTTCAACTGTTTACCAGCCTAACTTGTTCTTCCATGAGCAAGCGTTTGGTCTTGGTACTGTTAAGCTTCCCAAGTTGTTTAGCACAGACACTGTTGCCACTACCTCAGATGGTTTCAGCTTACGTGTTTCACGCTACGCTGACGGTGATGCGAATACCCAGAAAGTACGTTTCGACATACTTCCTGCATTTGCAACATTCAACCCATTCTTCTCTGGCACTGGCTGGGGTAGCTAAACATGAAGGGGCTTCGCGGCCCCTTTTCCAATAAGGTTTAATTATGATCAATTGGATGCGCCCAAGTGGCACCCCAATCAGCACGAATGAAATGGAAGTCACAATTGCTTATGCTGAAAAGCTAGGCTGGAAACGGATAGAAGATAAAGAAGCACCACCTAAACGTAAGCGCAGAACCAAAGCAGAGATGATTGCAGATGGATACGGCGGCAACAGCAAGTAAGAAGATTCTAGGCAAGATAATTGTTCATGGTGCAGAGTCAGAACTGGAGCCCATAGAGTTCCAAGATACCGTGTCCGCAATGAATGACTACATGACCGCACAAGCAGCCAACGGAATTAACTTGGGCTATACCGTAGTGTCAGACTTGGGCGACCCAATCACAATACCAGATGGCGCGATGCTTGGCCTAGTGAACAATGTGGCTATCAGTCTAGCGGCTGATTTTGGCGCGTCAGTGCAGCAAGAAACAATTCTAATGGCAAAGGTAGGCTTAAACGCTATGCGTAAGCTAGGGATTACTCTCGAGCCTATGTCTTACCCTTCAACACTTCCAGTAGGCTCAGGCAATGAGGGAGATGGCAACTTTAGCAGTGATCATTTCTTCCCCGGTGCTGATGAGAGCTTAATTACTGAAACAGGACAGAATATCGGCCTGGAGTCTAATACATGAGCACAAAGATAAGCGAATTTATCGGCATAACGTCCGTTGATGACGATGGATTATTGACCGTAGTTCAAAACGGCGAGAACTTTAAGATAACCCAAGCTGATTACCTCGCTCAATTCGGTGTTACGGGAACTCTCGTACAAGACGGCGACCCCACTGCAACGCCCGTATTAGACACACAGGGCACAGTAAACAATATCCGTAACCTAGAAGACGGTAGTGGTGTTAAATCGTCTGTAAGCGCACAGAATGGCATCACACTATCGCATAACTTCTTGCAAGACCCTGTAGGCGTTCCATTATTTTTAAATACAACACTTACGCAGCCAACAATTGCAAGTATTGAGGCTCTTGAGGGACTTGCTGTAACGCTTGTCGATAACCATATCGAAATAGGGTTGAGCGGAACACCAGTAACCACAAAAACCGTTCTAGTGAATGAGTTATCTGATCTTCCTACTGCAATTGGTGGCAAGATATTTGGTGCAGATAATACCGATTACTTTCTGACAAACGATATCACTAATCCCGATGAGTTTATTTGTGGAGACAGTTCTGTCTTTAGAGCGGTTGATTCATCTGTTGTAACCTATACCTACACAGGATCAGGGACAGCGTTTGACTGCACAGATGGAAGCTCAAAACTAACCAAATTCAAATTAGCTGCACCTAATGGAGAGGCGTTTAACGCCAAATCAACTACCGGGCAAGACCTTTTCCAAATGATTGATATGACTGTATCCGAGTGCGATACAGCCGGAACTATTGAGACAATGGGTGCCGTACAGATATCAGATGTTTCATGGGAGGATATCAAAACAGACGGGATAGGCTTTATTGGCACAACAGGTGTAATGATTGTCCAAAACAATCTTATAGTACAAAACGCCGGTGATTTCCTCAATTTGGGCACTGCCGTTTTCTCTGGGTTTAACTTCCTTAACTCATTTTCATTCCTTGCCGCTGGGACAACCTTACTCAAAGGCGCTGCAAGCTCTGCCAATATAGCGGACGGGTCGCTGGGTGTGATGACGAACGTCAGAGTCAGTGGTGCAGGTGATCCTCTGTCGGGGATAACGTCAGACGATACGCTTTGGAACTTCCTGCTAAATGACGAGGTTAGGGACACAAGAACAGACGCGATGATGTCGTTATCAGGAAATGCAACTGAAACCACGATAACAACCATTAACACTCCGGTTAAAGTCGATACAGGTGACACATGGGTGGAAGAAGGCGCGTCTCAATTTACCGTTGATTCCACAGGAAAGGCAACATACACCGGCGGCAAGGACGTTAGGCTCCCAGTGACTATTCCGATAACAGCAGCAATGGCAAGCGGAGGAACTAACGCTGTTACGTTCTACCTCGCACTGAATGGGAGTGTAATAGCGAACTCAGGCGCTGCCAATGACATCTCTACAATTTCAGGCAGAACAACCATTGCATGGCAGGTAACGCTGAGTACGGATGACTTCCTGGAATTGTGGGCCGAGAACAACGACGGGACAGTAAATATTATTGTTACGGATGCGACATTGAGGATTAATTAATGGCGAAAGTGGCACTGCCAATCAGCGGAGGATCGTATCAAGATGAATCCTCTCCTGTATCGCAACAAAGATTAATCAATATGTACGTTGATGTAGTGCAGGCTCCAGCTTGGTCCCAAGAAGTACTGAAAGGTGTGGCGGGGATTAATGAGCTAGCTAATACCGGTACGATTCAGCAGATTAATCGCGGCATGGAGACATTCAAAGACCAGTCTTACCAGGTAAACGGTACCAAATTATCACGGCTGAATAGAACAATAGACGGTGATGGGGTTGAGACATTCGAGATTGAGTTATTAGGTACCATAGCAGGCTCAGGCTTTGTCTTCATGGTGTCAAACGGCTCTCAGTTGATGATACTTGTGCCTGGCGGTAATGGTTATATCTTCGTAGATGATCCAGATACCCTAACAACGATTGTAGCAGCAGGCTTTACGGCTCACGGAGCACCTCAAACACTTGAATATATTGGTTCATTTTTCGTGTGTACGACTGACGAAAAGAGGGCGATAGTTTCAGCGGGCGATGATGGTTTAACTTGGAATAGTCTGGATTTCTTTGAGGCTAATGCTGACCCTGATTCATTGGTAGGACAGATAGAACATAAAGGACAGTTATTCTTATTCGGCACTCAAACAACTCAAGTGGCTACAGTGGTAGAGACTTCAGGTGTTCCAGTACAGATACAAGCAGGCTTTGAGTTAAGTCAGGGGCTATCAGCTCCATTCGGCGTTGTTCCAACTAAAAATACATTTGCATGGGTAGGCGCTGGTAGAGATGAATCCCCCGCTATCTGGATATTTGACGGTGCAGACGGGCAGAAGATATCAACTACAGCCATCGACGTTAAATTACAGAACCTAACTGATGCCGAGCTACAAAACATCCACGCCCTCTCATACGCACAGAAAGGGGCTTATTTCGTCGATTTCAATTTGCCTGAGACTACCCTTAGTTACAACGTAATCACTGGTAAATGGCAGGATAAGCAGTCTGTAGTGATTGATGGTAGAGGTGAGAAGAACGTCACTCGATGGAGGGTAAATTCGCTCACCACAGCTTATGGAAGGATATTAGTCGGTGACTCTCAAGACGGGAGAATAGGCGAGCTAACTCCTGATATTTTCACAGAGTACACCGAAGAAACCATAGGCACGTTAATCACTCAACCTTTTTCAGCGATGGGCAATAGTATCAGTGTTCCGATGATCGAGATGACCACA